TCAAATAACTATGCATTGGGGCATGGATGGGGCAAAGTCCGATAATTTCTGGTTCAACATAGCAATCTGATCGCTGTTACTGTCGGCCATCCAGGCGCCGTAGACATTGAAAACCATTTGGGCGCTTGTGTGCCCCATCTGGCTCGCAATGAAGCTGGGGTTGGCCCCGGCTGACAGTGACCAGCAGGCATAAGTGTGTCTGGACTGATATGCTTTGCGATGCCTTAAACCAGCTCGTTTCAGCGCCGCCTCCCATGAGTCACCAATTGAATCAACCTTGTAATGATAACCAACGTTACTGCTTTTTCTGACCAGCTGAGGATTGAACACAAATGTACAGTCATGAATAGCCGTTCGGCCATACTCCCGTAGTTGTACCTCAATCTGATACTGCTTTCCCAGTCTGGTCATTTCCGCCTGGTTCCTCAAAGCGTCAATGGCTGGTTTGATCAGATGCACGACCCTGTCGGTGCCGGCTTCGGTTTTTGGTGGAGTGAAATCACTGAGTTTCGTATAATTTCGGCGTATGGTCATCGTTCCAGCTTTCAGATCTATGTCTTCCCATGCAAGGGAGACCAACTCACCGTGGCGTAGTCCTGTGTAAACCGCAACGGACCACAGGTTTTTCGTTTGCTGATGCGGGCAGGCATCTATGAAACGAATAAATTCGTCACGAGTGAGTGGATCAGGTTCTATCCTGGCCCTTTTAAGCGGCCTGATTCCGTTAAATGGGTTTTCCCGGATATAACCATTATCAGCGGCAAACTGAAACATGCCCGCCATGGTGGTCATGTAATAGTTTGCTGTCGCCACACTCAAACCGTTCTTCACCGATCCCCCCGACAACATATCTTTCCTGACATACAACAGATCTTCCCTGTTCACGGATGAAGCAAGCTTGTTTCCACCAATCCTCAGCAGCATATTCCTTACAACCGATTCATATCGGTCCAGAGCATTAGCGCAGATCTCCAGCCGTTTCAGCTCCAGCCATTTTTCAGACAGAAATTTCACGGTGATATCTTTCTTGCAGATGCCGAAAGTTTTCAGGTTTGGCGAATTGGGGAATTGCGCCGCATAGTCAAAGGTCCCCATGCGGATAGCGAAACAAACTGACGTTCGCAGTTCCCCGGCCACCTTCCTGTTTTTAGCGGTGTCAGGGACACCGAGATTTTCCCTGACACGCTTACCTTTAAAAATGAACCATATGCGGAGTGATTTTCCGTGGTTCTCAACGCCCGTTGGGTATGATTCTTTACTCATTGTTCCCTCCCAACGTCCAGGAGCAGTGAAAGATTACCTGTTTCATGCTAATCGATCACTACCCCTGGCTGTTTCATGGCATAAATCCAGGCATCTACCGCTTTTCTGTTGTACATAAATTCGCAATGGGGCTTTGGATCCCCGTCAGAAGAAATATGCTTGTACTCTCGCCCCAGCAGCCAGGATAATTTACGAGCACGCGTAATGGTGCCGCGCTTCAAGCCTGTAACCGCCATCAACAGGTCTTCTGAAACCCAATCATTTGTCTCTACCTGGATTATTGTCTGCATACATCACCTCAGGTGCTTACCGCGTTCTTCAAACTCTTCTTGACAGTCAGCGCAGCGCTGGCAGCCCGCCACCAGTTCCCGGCGCCGCTCGGGTATCTCTTCCCCGCAGTCTCGGCAGTGAGTAGCTGAAACTGCCGCATGGTTGATGCGCATGTTCTGGATGGTCATTTCCAGCCGGAGCTCTGCCAACTCGTTGGCCTGATCGATGATTTCCGCGCTCATTCTTCACCGCCTTCATGCTTTTCTGCTTCAACCGCCATCTGCTCAAGCTTTCTTGAAAGCTCGGCAGCCAGCGCCTGGAATTCTTCTTCAGTCGCTACCGGGATTGGTACGAATCGAACACCGATTAATGCCAGTCGGTTTGCTATCTCGAGGGAATTCCTCAAATCAACGGGAGAGGCTTTGTTCATGCGGCGCCGCCTTCTTGGTTTGATGGCTGATGGAAAACCGCACGCGATGGAGACCAGTCGCAATAGGTGTCAGTTTCGGTATGGCCGAAAATAGCTTTGCAGCGACGAATGTGCGCGCAATCCCCGCAGGACTTACCTGCTGGCAACAGCATTTTGTCGGGGTCTTCGGGGTTGTAATTCAGCTCAGTCATTCCAGGCCTCCAGCTCGTTCTCAATCTCTTCGTCGATTTCTTCGTTGGTAGCGTCTTCGTCTAGGTAGTCGCGAGCTTCTTTGAGATATTTTTCCCGGCGTAAGCGATACCAGAGAGAAAACTCATAACTCCAGCTATTCGGCGCGCCGTCATAGTCAACCTTGGCGTTACGTTCAGCCATTCTCTCGACCATGCTGTAAGCGGTGGTGAGCGCCGCTTCGCGGATATACCCGCGCAGGTCACGCTTGCGCCAGTAAGGGTTAACTTTTGAATCGCAGAAAGGTTTGAATTCCACTTCCCAGCGACGAATGCAGCGCGCGTTTAATGACTTGCTCATGATTCCACTCCATAGCGGCCGCTCAGCCGCCCAATAACACTGACAAATTTGACTAAGCTGACACCCATCGGCTTTACCTTCTCGTAGTGCTTGCGAAGGATGGGGGGCATACAGCGTTCCACTTCGGTTTAGGCTTTACGCTCATCGCTTTGGTTATCTCTTCTGCGCAGCGACTAGCCTGGGCGCGGAGGATGTTTTCCTGTTCTTCTGGTGTCATGCGACCCCCATATAAGCGCGAATGAAAGCCGCTGCAGCCTGTGCGTTTATGGCGTTGCCGTAACCCTTCAGGCGGCCGACGCGGTTGCTGCTTGCCACTCTTGCCACCCCGGGCTCGACTCGTCCCAGGCGTGCGGCAGCCCCATCAACCAGCGGGAATGTGCCGGGTTCAACTGGACGCCATTTGCCATCTCGACATAAGAGCCAGTCCGCATCTCGCCAAAAACCGTTAACCTCAAGGGTCCGGTAATCCCCGCGAAGTCCTGCAGACGCTGCTGGGTCTTGCTGCCGTCCTGTCGATACATGTTCATGGCCGCATCCACTGATGGCGATCGAGTGTTGCTCGTTGTCGGTGTTGGCCATCCCGTCATGTACGCCTGGCGCGGCAGCTGGTCCAGTCGCTCTTTCCCGTCCCGCTGCGCCGTCATTCCCGCCGAGTCTTTCCAGTCGCGCGACGTTGGCGTTACCCAGCCCGCCATTCTCGCCGCCCCTCCCAATGTCGATCCCCTGTTCGGCGCATTGGCAGCGGCACCCAGCCCCCTGACCTGGTTGTTGTCGATCGTGGTTGGAGTCGGCCAGCCGGTCATCATCGCCGCCGTTTGAATATTCATCCCTCCCTGGCGCCCTGACGTCCCCACGCCGGTCACTGACGACGCAGTCGGCGTTGGCCACCCAGTAGGCCCGCTCTCTGATGTGCGGCGCGCCGATGCTCGCTGACGTAAACGGCACAAGCCCGAAGGCGTATCCCATTCCTTCCAGGTCAGCTTGTACAAGGTCTAACCATACGTTTGCGTTACGTGCTGCAACCTGTTCGCCAAAGACATGCTGAGGTCTGCGCTCGCTGATGAGATGGAAGAAGTGGGGCCAAAGGTGCCGCTCGTCAGTAAACCCATCTCCTTTGCCTGCCGCGCTGAAAGGCTGGCACGGGCAGGAGCCAGTCCAGACCGGGCGATCATCAGGCCATCCGGCGAGGCGGAGGGAATGGGACCAGACGCCGATACCGGCGAAAAAGTGGCACTGGGTAAATCCTCTGAGGTCGTCAGGTGTGACATCTTCAATACTCCGTTCGTCAACTTCGCCCGGGGCGATATGCCCGGCGGCTATGAGGTTACGCAGCCACTGCGCCGCGAATGGGTCGATCTCGTTGTAGTAAGCTGCCGCGCTCATGCTGCCTCCGTCTTCACAACGTCAATGGCGCAGCCGGGTATCAGTTCAACGGAAGCGGTGGCGCATTGGTTCCCCCAGTGGCTCCAGCCTGGCGCTGCGCTGCGACTGAACAGCTCAATCCGCGGCACGTCGCCGTAGAGCAGCTCCAGGCGGTGGCGAACTTCCCACGGTTTCTCGCTGTGTGCGCCGAGAGGGCTATAGACCACCTGCTTAATGCCGGCGTGCTTGCGCTCCAGCCCGGCGCCGCGGGTGGCGATCAGCACGTCTTCGGTATTGGCGCGAGTGTGGTTGCCGCCGTTCATGCGCGTCTCGCCATTCAGCAGGTCGAGGAAGTCGTAAAAATCTGCAACCTCTCCCTCTGCCAGAGCCTTGGTAATGCGCACCTCGGCCAGCTGATTCAACTTCACCCAGGTGAAGCCCTTCATAGTGCGCACCTTAAATCCCCAGGACTCGGCCAGCTCGATCGCCTCCTGGTTGTGGGTGCCGGTGTACCACATCGCCAACACGGCGTTATCCGCGGCAAGCTCCCATACCGGGAGCCGCTTCAAATCGAGCAAGCTCATGGTGGGGTAGTGATCGACGGCGGCGCCGTTGCTGATCGTGTTACCGTAAGACCAGGCCGGGTCGGCATAGATAAGTGAGTAGCGGTTCATAGGACTGACTCCATTTCATCGATATAGAGGCCCGATGCGATAAGCCGGCGGCGCCGGGCCGCTTTATCAATACATTTCTGGCGGTTTCCAGAGGCGGCCTGAGCTATCGAGCGCTTAGTGAACAGGCGCGTTTTACCCTGCGGGGTAATGACCTTTGGCCTTGTGATCAGGTCAAAGGTGCGATCGCAGATGCCGTCCTCGTTGAGCCAGGTTTCCGATGCGATCAGCTGCGCAATGCGGCCTTCTCCCCTGGTTATACCGTTCGCAACGCGGTTAAATTCGACAAGCGTCACGCCGAACTTCTCCGCTATTTCGCTGCCGGTTACAGGGCGGCCGCGCATCTGAATCATCCAGATCACGCGCTCGCGAAGGCCGGAGAATTTCCCGGCTTTGCCAGGCCTGCGGTAAAATGGAGTGCGTTTCATTCGAGCTCCAGTATCATTCGCTTAGTCTCTGCCACAAGGGAGAGGAACTCATTCCTTCTCGCGCGAAGGCGGGCTATCTCTGATTGACACTCAGCGGCCGTCAGGCGGTAAACAATGAGTTGCTTTCCGTCAGGGAAATCAGAGCAGTAGCTGATGAAGTCAACCCAATCCCGGCCAGAGCAATCAAGGTGGCCGATTAGTTGCCATCTGTATGCCGGATCGAAGGCTCCGCGGGTGAGGGTGGCGTAGTGAGTGGCGGCAATTACCGACTTAATCTCAACCAACCCGTCATGGCCTACGAGTCCGTCTGGACTATCCCCATACGTTTCGTGATCAAAGAAACCGCCGTTATCCACGTCGACGAAGTTCATCTCTTCGTACAGCATGCGAGCGATTGGCTCCTGTTCGTGGCCGCGCTCCATATGGTCGTTTGTGAAGCCAAACTCAGACTTGCACCCTTTAATCTGCTCAAGAGCTAACTGAAGCGCATAACGCTTGGCTGGCTCACCAAACGCCTTGCCATCGTTAGCCATAATCAAGCCGAAGTTTGAAGCGGTAGCCTTCCCCAGGCGAAGAGCATCCCACTCTTCCCCGTTTTGCTCGACGTCATGCCAGATCATGCTGAGCACTCCTGTTCCAGTTGGCGGCGATGCTCTGGAGAAATGTCCATTCTCGCCAGCACTGCATCCAGGTTGCCATCGCGCTTGAAGGCGGCCTTAGCGTTATTCCATGCCTGCGTTTTTTCCGGCGAAAGCACAGGTTTTGAAACGCGCGCTGGGCTTAAGCGGAGACCTTCAACCGATTCCTTTCCGAACCTGACATTTTTATCGACGTAAACAGTGACTTTCACGCCGACCCAATCCTCAAGGAATGGCGATCCGGTAATGCTTTTCAGCATCTTGCTGTTGGTGGCATTCAGGATCATTGGCTTAAGCTTTTCGCCAGGGCGCAACTCGCGCTCCTCAAAATAAGCGGTGTTAAAAACGTCTTTAGTTTTTTTGGTTTTGTCGCTTTCTAACGTTGCCCGGGCGATCGTCAGCACCGTGGGCTCAACGATGTCGGCGCTGCTCAGGTATGGAGAGTCAAAAGCTTTTCGGTAGTGAGTTTTAGATTCAGACATTTCATGCATCCTTAAAACGGGCAGCCGGTGCGGTGATCCCAGTCGTATTCCGCCTGGGCGTAAGCTACTGCCGAAATGAAATCGTTATATGCCTCTCCGGCGGAATCGCTGAGGAGGCCTTCGTATGGGCTTTTGTCCATCGGCACAGAGAAGCGGAACAGGCCTGACGGCTCTTTCGGCAGGGCGTCGATAATTTCCTGCGCCCGATCTTCAATCCACTTTTCCTTCTCTTCGGTGAGCAACTGTTCAGCCCACTTACGCTCTTCGATCGCGTCATATGCGCGGTATGCGTTCATAGCTCGCTCCTGAAATTTGGTTGTAAGAATCCCCGGCGCGATGAAAGCCGCCTGATAGTTCAGTTAAATTCTTCGTTTCGATTACCGGCTGAGACCTTGTCCCAACCCGTTCAGATAAACTTCAACCAGCAAGTCGGTCGTGTAAGTCCGCTCAATCCCGCAATGCAGGTACAGGCGGCCGCGTTTATTTGCTGATGCTGTCCAGGTGCTTTCCCGATGCTTAACGAGCATCCCTGGGAGAACGGCGCCGCGGTTAACGGTCTGTGTCCCGTAATGATGACTAAACATTGAACACCCCCGTAACGTGCAGAATTTTGATAATCAACGCTGTCCAGATAACGCCGCAGATCAGCAGGCAGTAAATCAGTGAACGAATGCCTTGTTTGCTCATGCGACACCCCAGCAAAATTCAAAGCTTACCCATGCAACCGCAATCACAAGCAGAGCAACCTTTAAGCAGAACCGGTGCCATGCAGGTACTTCGTGTTCTCGGATCATTCTTCAGTACCTCGAAAATTAATCTCATGCAGCCTGAGAAGCCCACGCCCTTGCGTCACGACGATTAAGCCATGCCAACTTAACCCACAGGTCATGAACCCCATCACCTCGGCGAGTATTGCGGCATTTCTCGCGGTACCGGAGATACTCGGAATTGCACTCAAGGGCATATTTTTTTGCGGTCATCTCTTCACCTTTGCCTTATCGCGGCTAACGGAGCGTTGTTACCTATTACCGGCGCCAACGTTGTTGTTTGGATGGCTTAAATTTACAGATAAAACTGTATTTTCGTCAACAGACAAAACTGTATTTTTTGTCATTGATTACATATCTAACTGTAATGAAAGGTGATTTATTTTGATGGGGCGAAAAAAACCGGCATACGCCGGTTCTATTCTGAGAGGGGGAGGGGTTTAGCGCTTTCTTCGATAGATTCTGTGTTCAATCATCACGCCGATGATTGTTAGTGGTTGATGCTCGCTACTGATAATCGGGTAATCATCATTCAATGGCACAAGCTCGAAATGCTGGCAGCCCAGGTGATCCGTGTAAGTAGGCCGATATTTTTTAAAGGTCGCTTGAGCCCCACCGTTTTTGGCCACAACAAACTCTCCGGGGGTTGGCTCAACTTCGGGGTCTACAATGATCACATCTCCAGCCTTGAAGTCTGGCTCCATCGAATCGCCTTCGATGCGTAAAGCAAAAGTAAAATCAGAAACTTCGTTGTCTGTAAGGATGTACTCAAAACTCCCATCAAATGCCTCAATGGGATTTTTTTCTGCGAGAGCCCCTGCCTGGACATAGCTTATGAGAGGCACCTTCTTGCTGCTAACTTCAGCAATAGGCATAAAGGCTCCGCCATTCATTAGCCAGTCAGGATCGCACTTTAGCGCCTTAGCTATGCCAATAATGTTACGCGGTTTTCTGGTGTCTCCCTTTTCAATGCTCTGCCATGACTGCTGCGTTATTCCGGCATTCAACGCTGCCTCGGTCTGCGTTAGACCGAGCTCAATTCTCTTTTGCTTTACGCGATCTGCAAGGCTCATAAATCCCTCTCAATGTATGCCTTGATATTCACAGTTAAAACTGTAATTGACAAACAGAAATAACTGTCACAGAATACAGATAAAACTGTAGGAGGTAACATGGAAACCATTTCGCAACGCCTCAAAAAAAAGCGCGAAGAGATGAATCTGTCTCAGGCGCAATTAGCAAAAAAAGTTGGCATGAGACAGCAGTCTCTGCAGGCAATTGAGGCCGGGACAACCAAGCGCCCACGTTATTTGTTCGAACTGGCAACTGCGCTCCATTGCGACCCTAAGTGGCTGCTTTATGGCGAGATGCCATCTCAATCTCAATAAGTTGCCGATTTAATCGGCCTTTCAAACACCACCAGAGGAAGTATCACAGATGGAGAATGCAATAGCCCGAAAGTTAGAGCCGCCAATCCTCAACCCAATTGAGATTGAAGGCATTTTGTTAAACCGGCTTTTATCCATTGGCCAAAAGGTTTTTGCGGAAATGCGGGGAGTTAGCGAGTCGACAATCAGTCGCCGCAAGTCGGAGGGGTATTACGCCGAGATGGCGAAGGAAATATCAGCGTTGGGTCTACAGGTTGTTCCGCCAGAGGCGGTGGTAGTTTCCCGCCACTACCTGCAGTCAGTAGAGACGCTGGCAGATATTGGTTTACGTGCGGAGCGGTGCCGTCCTGGTCCGCTTGGGTGGGACTGATGAAGTGCCTAAAAGGCGAAAGCCGCAGTGCGCTAACACTAACGGCTTTCTACGCGAATTAACTGAACAAATTCACAGGAGTAATTATGCCTAAGAGCAACAGATTTTACCAGGCACAAACACACAAAAATGTTACCCGCGATCGCTTCATTCGCTCGGTTAACCCGGTGGTTGGCATGAAAATGCGCGCCATCCTGGAAGAGCTGAAACGGAAGGAGGAAGGCCGTGAGTAACGTTCTCCGCATATCCGATTTTAGAGGGTCTCAGAAGCCCATGGAGAAACCTCAGCCATCAGGGCGGGGGTTGGTATTCCTGCACCGCAAAGTAAGAGAGCTGCCGTTCTACAAGACCGACAGTGAAGCCGTCCATCTGTGGATCCATCTCATCATGGAGGTGAATTCAGCTGACGGGATGGTAACCACAGAGTTTGGTGAGTATCCGGTTTCCCGCGGTCAGGTGATCACCGGGCGACATACCCTGTCGAAAGACACGGGAATAGCACCTGACAGGGTTAAGTACCTGCTGAACAAGTTCACGAAAATGGGCATGATCACCACCCTGGCAAACAAGAAATTTACACTCTTAACCGTCACCAAATATGACGATTATCAGCAATTTTTTGTGCCAACAGAATGCCAACAAAGTGCCAACGCAAACCCAGTAAACACGCTGCGTACCAGCGAGGTTGTGCCAACAGAATGCCAACAAAGTGCCACAAACAATATATTAAATAATATCTCTTCTACTGACGTAGAAGAGAGTGCATCAGCGTCACCAAAATCCAAACCTAAAAAACAGTCTCTCAGCTGTGAGCAGGTTGTCGATGTTTATCACCAGGTGCTACCGGAAGCGCAGGGGATCAGGGTCCTCACTGATAAGCGCCGCAACCTGATCCGCTCGTTCTGGCAGAAAGCCAACAAAATTACCCGTCAGCTTGATGGCCACAGCTTTACCCTGGCCGACTGGGAGTCTTACCTGAGCTACATCGCCAGTAACTGCCGCTGGATGCTTGAGAATCGCCCTGATCAGCGCACCGGGAAAACTTGGCGCCGCAAGTCGCTGGAATACTTCCTGAACGTCGATGTCTACGCCAAAACGCGCGAGGGGGCCTGTGATGACCTCTGATTTCATGACACCTCCGCACAGCATTGAAGCAGAGCAGAGCGTACTTGGCGGACTCCTGCTGGACGATGACAACAGCGAGCGTACTCAGAAGGTACTTTCGATTCTCAAGCCAGAATCGTTCTACGCGCGGCATCATCAGGTCATTTTCGCAGAAATGCGCCAAATGTACCGGGACCATAAGCCTGTCGATCTGCTGACCCTGTTTGATGCTCTGGAAAGCAAGGGACTGACAGAGACCGTTGGTGGCTTTGCATACCTGGCTGAAATGTCGAAGAACACGCCAAGCGCGGCGAACATCGTGGCCTATGCAATGCGTGTTCGTGAGACCGCTATGGAGCGCTACGGCATTGAGAAAACAACGAAGGCGATCGAGTTGCTTTATGCCCGCAACGGCATGACGGCAGAACAGAAGTTTGACGCAATTCAGGGATTATTTACTGAGATAACCGATCACGTAAAAACAGGTCGACGGACAGGGCTTCGCACGTTCTATGACGCTGTAACTGACTGGTCGGCGGAATTCGACGAAAGGCTCAAGCCGGATGGTCGTTCACGCGGGTTGTCGACCGGGATCCGCTCTCTGGATGAACTTCTCGGTGTGAAGCGCATTGTGCGTGGCAGCCTGTTTGTTATAGGCGCACGCCCGAAGATGGGTAAAACCACGCTCTACACCCAGATGGGGATCAACTGCGCGACGGTCGAGAACGAGCCGGCCCTTATGTTTTCTCTGGAAATGCCGGAAGGGCAGATGGTGGAGAAAATCACTGCGCAGAAGGGGCAGATCTCTCCAAACCTGTTTTACCCGGATATGACTAAGGATGACTACGGCTATCGCGGGGACTGGAACAGCGATCTGCAAAAGGCCACCGGTGTAATGGGCGCCCTTATTGAAACCAACAATCTCCTGATTGATGACACACCGGGCATTTCACTGGCGCATGTCATGGCTGAGTCACGTCGCATCAAGCGCGAGCGCGGCAAGGTCGGAATGATCCTCGTTGACTACCTGACGCTGATGACTGCCGATAAGGCAGAGCGAAATGACCTGGCTTACGGGCTGATCACCAAAGGACTCAAGACCCTGGCGAAGGAGCTGGATTGCGTCGTGGTTCTCCTGACTCAGCTTAATCGTGAGCTTGAGAAGCGAACCAATAAGCGCCCCTTGCCGAGTGACTCCCGCGACACCGGGCAGATTGAACAGGACTGTGATTACTGGCTGGCCATATACCGGGAGGGCGCCTACGACGAGAACGCAAACCAGAGTGACACAGAGCTCCTCCTGCGCCTTAACCGGCATGGTGAGACAGGTGTTGTCTATTGCGAGCAGCGTCACGGGGCGATTTATGACTGCGATCAGGAAGCTGCCAGTCAGCGCCGGCGCGAGAAAGAGGAAAAACCAACCAAGCGGGGTGGATTCTGATGAAAAAGAACTCGGGCAAACAAGTCGTAATCAATTACGTCAGCCAGCATCCTGGCTGCAGCTTCAGGATATCCGCAGCGGTACCGGGCTTGACTCTTCAGTGGTCAATTCCTCCCTGTGGCAGATGCACCGTGACGGCCAGGTTAAGCGTGAAGGGGAGTGCAGGAGCTACCGCTACACCCTGATTGACACAACAGCCATAACCGACAGCGATCCGTCTGTTCAGTATCGCCAGCGTCCTGGCGGCGTTAACCCAATGACCAACCTGTTTAACCAGTGCCTGGCGGGAGTAAGAAAATGAACATCGAAATAGTAAACGAGCTCATTCAGTCGCTGGAGTCGGCTGGCGAGCTGTCGATCAGAGAGCAGAAGTTCCTGAAGCTGGCGAAAGCGTACCAGCAGCTGGCTGCGGAGAATGCAGCGCTGAAACAGTTCCCTGAACAGATAGTTCAGTATATCGGCGAACTTGGGACCAGTGAGATTGGTAGCGACACGAAAGAGAAAATCGGGTTGGCGGCAAGCCGCATTAAAGCGCCCGCTACCGACCGCATCGTAGCCGAAGCCGAGGCGCGCGGAGTTGAGAAGTTCGCGGCGCATCTTCGCGCTAATGATAACGGGGCATCAGTTTGCAAAATGATTGCGCTCGGAGCCGATGATTTCGCCAAGCAGCTGCGCGAGGGGGCCGACAAATGAGCATCGCCACTTATCTCAATACCGGTTTAGCCATTCTGGGATGGGCATACATCATGGTTAAAACAGGCCAGTGGATTACCAAAAATGCTCTGAGGCAGTGGGACAAGCGTCGTAAGGAATCTCGTCGCCAGAAAGCTGTGAATGAGTTTTATGACGCCTTTGAGCTTAACAGCATGGAACCTGGCTCTACCGTTCGCCTGGCCACTAAAGGCGACCTGATAATCATGATGATCCGCAGCGAGGGGGCCGACAAATGATAACCGGGACTACTAACTATGACGATGTGGCAGAAGTCCGCTGCAATTTGTGCGGCGGTTATTACAAAGCCGACGATCCGGAAAGTCACGAATGTGAGGATGCAGCATGACAACTGATATCACCGAACTGGCGCTGAGGTTGAAGCTTGAAGTACATCGCGCGGTAAGCAATTTCAACCCTCAGATGAATATTAAAACCAGAGACCTAAAGGAGCTGGTAGAGGCGCTGGAGCGTAAGGAAGAGCAGCGTGCTAACTGGTTCCAGATGGCGCAGAAATTAGGGGAAGACTTGGATTCGGCAGAGAAGCGCATCGCCGAGTTGGAGTCCCGCACCGTGAAGCTGCCAGCCGAGCTTTACACAATCGGTGAGCTTATCAGGACGCAGGACAACCGCATTACCGATCAGCCAATGTTCGTCGTTTTCCAGAAGCGTGAAATTATCGGAAGCGACGAGCACTCGCCTAGCCGAATTTGCTGGGTATGGGATGGTGAAGAGGTCAGCGAACTGCGAGCCAAGCGGCTGGAAGCGCTTTATCAGGATGGTCGCGACACTCGTGGATATGACCGATACGCGATGCAGGAAGTAGATGAGTTCGTTACTGCCTGCTTTACCGAGCATGGATGCAAAGACTACCTGCGCCAGAACGGCCATAACCTGCGGTTACCGTACATTTACGCCTGCGGCTCTTTCCGAAATAACGAATATCAGCTGGTTAGAAATTGGCTCGCTGGCATCAAGGTGGAGGCTGAGTGATGGCACTGACCAAAAAACAGCGCGCAGTGCTGCGCATGAAATTTGGCGGACGCTGCGCTTACTGCGGGTGCGAGCTGCGCGATAAATTCCATGCCGATCACGTTGAAGCTGTACGCAGGAATATCAGTAACGGCTACGCAATGGACAGACCTGAAAACGACACCATCGACAATATGGTACCAGCGTGTATCCCCTGCAATCTGTTCAAAATGTGCAGCACGGTTGAGGATTTTCGCAGCCGCATCGCGACTCAAGTTGATGTGACTCGCCGAGCATCGAGAAGCTACCGCACAGCGGAATCATTCGGCCTGGTTCAACCAACTAACGCACCGGTTGTGTTCTGGTTCGAAAAGTATCAGGGGGAGGCTGAGTGATGGCGAAATTAACCGATTATCAGCTCAATACTCTTCGTGCTATTAGCGAAGGTCAAGTGATGCTCCGTGGTCGATTCGATCGCTACTGGTGGGAATCCACCGACACATTATGCTCGGCCGTCGCGAGGCGTTTGAAGTCAAAAGGTCTTATCAAGACCGTTTACCTCAACCCTGTTCGGGACCGTGTAGAGCTAACCGCTGCTGGATTCCAGACCATTGAAGGAGCCAACCAATGACCAAATCAACCATAACCAGAGAGCGTATAGAGCTAATTGCCAACTTTCATCGCGCAATGACACTACCGCCGAGTCACGATGAAATAGAAGAGTTGGCCCGCATAGCGCTGGCCGCAATGTACAGCGAGCCGGTGGCGTACATCAGCAAATCAGACTTTGATGCCGGTTACCCGCATATCCTGGCAAGAAGAGATTTCAATAAGGCTTGCACCATGCCTGTATATGCCGCGCAGCCAGTGCCGGTAGTGCCGAAGTCCATCAGCGTTCGGCAGGCCATTTCTGCTCTTGAGAGCGCAGGTGCAGTAACAACAATCGGTCAGGCGTACAAAATGGGCTGGAACGCCTGCCGCGCCGCGATGCTGCAGGAATTAAAAAAAAGTGCAGGAGCTGAAGCGATCTGCAGGAGTGACGAAAATGTGCAGTTACTGCACACCAAATCTCCGGCGCAATCCGATTGCTGCCCGGCGCAAAACGTCGTCGCTCCAGCGCAAAGCCCAATCGATCACGGTTATCTACCAGAGTGCGAATGCGCAGGGTGTAAGGCTACTGCCAGAATCTGCACAGAAATGGCCGTCAACTCTCTGGTAATTCCTGATGAGATGACATCAGGGCAGGCATATGAAATAGGATATTACTACGGAGATCCGGTAGACGTGTTTGCACGAGGAGCTAACTGGATGCGTCAGCATATCATTGACTCCACATTAGCAGCCGCCCCGCAACTACCTGGCAGTGACCCTGCCACCGTGCCGGGTAAATGGATTCCGGTAAACGAGCGGATGCCTGAAGCTGAAGGTCACTATTTGGTATGGGCAAACGCTTCAAGGATAGATGGTTATTGTGACCACCTGGCAATAGCCACGTATCAGGGTGGGGAATGGAGTAATGAATTTAACTGGCTGGTAAACCACTGGATGCCGCTGCCGGCCGCACCGCAGGAGGGAAAATGGCTATAGCCATCGATCGACTTAAAGAAGTGACAAGGGACTTTGGTCGCAGGCATATCGCCTACCAGATGGCCAGAGAACTGCTGGAGATTTATAGCGGTAACGGACCGTTAGTGTGGAATGCGCTGAGCGATTTCCCTCCTGAAGTTAACGGAAAATATCTGGTGATGACCAGCTACGGGGATATTCGGACCGCCTGCTATGACTGTGAATCAGGTGAATGGAGGGCTTCAGATGGCACCATTACCGGAGTTATCAAGTGGATGGATTTGCCAGCCGCCCAGCAGGAGGTGAAAGGTGAGTAACCAAATCCCTGAAGCTGTAGCCGTAGCGATGATTAATGCGGCTAGAGATATTACGGTAGCAAAAATTAATGCCAAAGGCGCGAAGTTCGACGGTTATACAACCTCGGTAAACTGGTTTGATCGCTCAATGAAAGAGGTCCGCGAAGCCGTTAAAGCAGTGCTTCCTGACATTGAGCGGGAGGTAAGTTGATGCCTAAATCCCCCGCAGAACGCAAAGCCTCCAGTTGAAATAAAACCCCTCTCCGGAGGGGTTTTATCGTATATGCTCATTTTGCTTTTATCCCCGGGAAGGGCGATAATTACCTCGTCAGCCTGAGCAACTGACACGATTATCCGGCGCCAAGTGGGGACACATGGCGCACAAAACCTTACAGCAATCCCTGTCACCGATGGCGAAAGCCACCGGCGATTTTCTGCATTCAGCGTTTGGCCTCTGCGGAGGTGAAGCGTGAAGCAACAATTCTGCCTTATCAACGACAACGTTAAGCGTAACGTCGTCAACTTCATCCAGTCTCTGCCCGTCGACCACCGATCGCCGCTGATTATCGAGGCGCGCGAAGAAAGCCGCAGCGACAAACAGAATCGTCTCATGTGGCCACTTTTGAAAGACCTGAGCGATCAGGTGATCTGGCACGGTGAAAAGCTGGAGCCTGCGGAGTGGAAAGACCTCATCACCGTACTGGTAAGCCAGATGCAAAACCCGGAGCGTGAGCAGAAATCCGCCCCGGGTATCAACGGCGGGCGCGTCTACTTCGGCGTTCGCACCTCTCAATCCAGCAAGCGGTACATGGTCGAGGTAATCGAGGCGATTTACTGGTTCGGCACCGAGCACAATGTGAAGTTTAGCGAGAAGTCCAGCAGTCGGATTGCATGGGCTCAGGAATGGAGGGCTTCACATGCACAGTCTGCTCGCTAAGGTGATGGATCGCGGCATATTCCGCGTGCCGGCGCGCCGCAAGCGCAAAGTCGAAGTTAAGCCATCAGATATCCCCACCTTTCACTATACGGCTCACCTGGTAGATGTCCGCTGGCTGCGCCGCGCTGCCCGGAGGAAAAGCCATGGCTGATTTACGCAAAGCAGCTCGAGGTCGCGAATGTCAGGTTCGCATCCCGGGCGTCTGCAACGGTAACCCTGAAACCACGGTATTGGCCCATATCCGCATTGCTGGATTGTGCGGGACCGGGATTAAGCCGCCTGATCTGATCGCCGCTATCGCCTGTTCATCCTGTCACGATGAAATAGACCGCCGCACGCGCCTGGTAGATGCGGAGTATGCGAAAGAGTGCGCACTGGAGGGAATGGCCCGAACGCAGGTTATCTGGATGAAAGAGGGGCTGATAAAAGCATGAACCAATATCGCATTTCATTACCCTGGCCGCCAAGCAACAACCGCTACTACCGGCACAATCGCGGGCGCACTCACATCAGCTCGGAAGGGAAGGCATACCGCGACAGCGTCGCCAGAATCATCAAAGACTCGATGCTTGATATCGGTCTGACCACGCCACTGAAAATACGTATTGAGTGCCACATGCCGGATCGCCGGCGCCGTGACCTGGACAACCTGCAAAAGGCAGCATTCGACGCCCTGACGAAATCGGGTTTCTGGCTCGATGACCAGCAGGTTGATTATTACAGCGTGAAGAGAATGCCTGTAGTCAAAGGTGGGCGGCTTGAGCTAACCATTACCGAAATGGAGTCCGCATGAGCCGTGACGTTATCGAACGCATCCGCGACCGCTGGCAAAAGCTTCGCCTCTTGCGTAGCCGCGGCACCGTGCTGGTTGACTACCGCATCCTGAGAAATTTCGTTCGCATCTATCAGACCCTGGGAGAGACAGCATGAAACTGGAATTAACCAACGAACAGCACCAGTGGATAGATCAGTGGCTCCAGCTTTGGGGCGCATGGTGCCAGACAGGGAAGATAGACAAGGCGATGATAAATATGATTGCCAAATTCATGGCCACGGTTGAACCGCAAGCACCATCAAGGCCTGTATGCAGCGATGATGATGGGTTGCTGATTGATGCCGTAATCCGGCATTACCTGAAAAACGTAGATGAGAACGCATGGAAGGTGATTTTTGCCTATTACGTCTGTAACTCAAGCGAGATAAGGATCGCTTCATGGCAGCATGCCGTGAGCAAACCTCGCCTGATGAAGACCCGCGCCGGAAACCAGTATAAGCACCCGAGTATTTCAACCATCCGCCGGGAAGTTAAGCAGGTTATCAACGCGGCACTCTTTTGCCTGTACCAGCCGCTGCAAAATGCGTTTAACGATCGCGAAAGCGTGAGGAAAATTGCAAAAAATAGTCATAACGTGCTTGCATTTCAATGAACAAATGAGCAATATATTTAGTGTAGGTTGCCGTATTTGCGTTTGACCTATCAGAACACCGAGCCTCGCCATCGTGCGGGGCTTTTTATCTCATGGTTTTTTAAAGTGGAACTCGTTTTTTTCAAAAAAAGCCATTTCGGTTTTTTCTGTGATCAATACTATTGATAACTCTTGATAAGAACGTATAATGCCGCGCCATCGATTACCTTACAGGTAAGATTTCGGTAAGTTAAACCGAAGACTAATTTGATAAAAAGTAGTGTTTTTTCTCTTGTGTGGATCCGATTCTTTATGTAGGTTGGAGTTGTAGAGCACACAAAAGGCCTACTAAGGAAATTTAATTTGAACAAAATACAGCCAGCTATTGTTTATACAATGACCTTTTTTGCAATCCCTGTATGGGGCATTTGGCTGCTTTCGCTCGTTAAATAACCAAACAACCGCACAATATCTGATTTTTAAAGATTTTTCTCATCTTATCCATATAAAATAGCCCGGGACTAACGATCTGCGCAGACGTTGGGTTATGTAAACTTGGATAAGGTGCCTGTCTATAGACGAAACTTCAAATACTGCTTCTGGAACAAAGGTATTGGCTCTGACCATAATGGTCGGGATAACTATTGCAATAGTTAGCTTTTTCGGCTCTCGCTTGGTCAATCAAGTCGATGAAATGGATAAGGCTCTACAGGCTACGAGAGAAGTACAGGCTTCCCAAACAGAAATTATCAAAGGTCAGCAGCGGGACATAGATAGTAACGGGAAAGAAATTGAGCGACTGAGAAATCAAGTTGATCGCCTGAAGGATGAAAATGCTGCTCTTAAAGCGAAGGCGGGTATCCCACTTACGCTGAACAACAAGCCACCTTCGGGTGGCTTTTTAGTTCCTGCACAACAGTTGACATCCTCGCTGAATGCTTTTTCTCGTGGTGAATCAGTAGGTTGATACGGCTGAAGAAATATCCGTTCGGGGCGGGCTTTAAAAATACCGGGCGAGGCGGGCTCATTAGGCAGGTTGAGCCGTTAAACGCCTGGCCCGAAACACTTGCACTATCGACGTCAGCCATCACGGCACTTTTGATCCCAGCCCTGGCATCCGCCGGGGCTTTTTTATGCCTGCGATCCGGTCAGGGCTCTTGGGTAGAGACGTGCCGCACGACACGTTAAAGCCCTACACGCGCAGAGCCCTGAACCAGATTGAAGTTACTCAGCAATAAGAAAACTGCATGTCATCATTTGCTTATATCTTATTGACCAGAAAATTAACATGTTGTTAATCTATTCGTGTGGTGAATCCCCCTATGCGGAGGGGCGACCAGTCACTTACAGTGATCTGTAAATGCAGCGCGGGCCATGTCGACTGGGACATGCTCACCGGGAGGCACCCGGCACCATAATGCAATGCTACATAAGCTATTTGGTAGTGGGGTTGCCGTTTCGGCTTCTCCAGCTATGTTTAAAAGGTAGTAACGGAAAACGAGCGCTCTCCTGGTAAATCGGTAGCTCGGACTATTAGGTGCGCCTCGAACCGTTGAAGAATCAGTATTTCCTACCTTCTGCCCGCCCCTCTGAGCGGGCTTTTTTTCGCCTAATTCAGGCAAAACCATAAAGCATTAAGGGCTGCGCTATTTCGCGGCCTTTTTCATTTCAGGGTCAGAAGCACAGAGGTTGTGCGTTCGGCTGTTAACCGAATGGTCGAAGGTTCGAATCCTTCCTGTCCCGCCAATTCAGCGCCATTAGCTCAACCGGAGAGAGCAATAGCCTTCTAAGCTATCGGTTTCAGGTTCGAGTCCTGAATGGTGCGCCAGACACGGGCATGAGCACTAACGCTTAAATAAGTCCTGATAGGTGCCAGATTGATCGCCTGGCCGTCAGCTCCACGAAACGGAGCACGCAACAGGTAATGGCATTGACCGGGCACAAAATTAATTGGCGAGAACTCTCAGGTTCAGACCCATACCGGCATCGTGGAACGCACAACTGAGATAGGGCGACTACGCGGGGATCAGTGTCATTATCGTTGTGGTGAGAACAGGATCTGTAATGGGTACTCAGCCAAAGAACCTTCCTGTAGGGCGCTGAGCTAAGCAGCACGTAGCGGCCAACCACAACCCAATCCCTCTACCTTGGGACCATTACGGCTACCCCGCCGTCGCTTTTACCCTTGGTATTTCTTCCCGCCTTGAGCGGGTTTTTTTATTTTCAGGGTCGCGGGAATCACCCTCGACGCTTTGTTGGTAAATCAGCCCGACGGCCCTGAACCTTTTACTGACTACAGATAGCACCCCGAACATTATCGGAGGTGGAGACTATGAAAATGCCTGACAAAATCTTTTCGGCGGCCTCGTACTGCACGTCAGGCGGCCTTATATGCACAGGGCTCGCAAGGACCTATGACTGGTTTCATGGCCTTGACTGGAATTTTATTGCCCTGGCCAGTGGCGTGATAATCGGTGTAGCGACTTACCTGACCAATCTCTACTTTAAGCGCCGCTGGACGAAGATGTATCAGCAGTCCCTCGATCGTGGTTATGGTGGCCCGCCACCGCAGGATGAATAGCGATGGCTAACCTGAAAACAAAACTCAGCGCGGCCATGCTGGCACTTATCGCCGCTGGCGCATCTGCTCCCGTTCTCATGGATCAGTTCCTGAATGAGAAAGAGGGCAATAGCCTCACGTCATACCGCGATGGCGCCGGTATCTGGACGATATGTCGTGGAGCTACCCGGGTAGATGGAAGACCTGTAACGCAGGGGATGAAGTTAACCCAGGCCAAATGCGATCAGGTAAATGCCGTCGAGCGCAATAAAGCGCTGGCATGGGTTGATCAGAATGTGCGGGTTCATCTAACACCTCCTCAAAAGGTCGGGATTGCCAGTTTCTGCCCCTATAACATCGGGCCCGGTAAATGCTTTCCTTCCACCTTCTACCGCAAGCTGAATGCCGGTGACCGGAAAGGCGCCTGCGCTGAAATTCGCCGGTGGATTTTTGATGGCGGAAAAGATTGCCGCGTACGTTCCAACAATTGTTACGGCCAGGTTTCTCGCCGTGATCAGGAAAGCGCACTGGCATGTTGGGGGATAGATGAATGAGCCGGTTAACCGCCATTATCAGCGCCATTATGATCTGCCTGATAGTCAGCCTCGGCTGGCTGGCCAGTCACTACCACGACAACGCGACCGAGTTCAAAAGGCAGCGTGATAAAGCGACTGAGCAACTCAGTCTGGCGAAAGACACCATCGCTGACATGCAGACCCGCCAGAGAGACGTCGCAGCGCTCGATGCCAAATACACGAAGGAATTAGCCGATGAAAAAGCTAAAAATGATGCTCTGCAGCGCAAGCTTGATAATGGTGGTCGGGTGCTCGTCAAAGGCAAGTGTCCAGTGTCAGCCGCAACCCAAACCACCGGCGCCGCCAGCATGGGCGATGATGCCACCGTCGAACTCTCTGCAGTTGCTGGACGAAACGTTCTCGGTATCCGGTCCGGAATCCTCAGCGACCAAACAGCCCTGAGGGCGCTGCAGGAATACATCACCACGCAGTGCCTGAGGTGACGATGCTGATACTCTTCATTCTCCTGTCGATCTGGCTCTGTCGACTGTCGGAGAAGCCTGGCTGGTTTAAGGTCAGCCATATTATCTCAATGCTGGCGCTCGAAGATGAGCATCCGGCACGCGGTAAGGGGCTGCGTTGAGATAAGGGCCCACATTACAGAAGTCCTTCATTGAGGGGCTTCGATAATGTCACAACGAGGTGAGTCATATGCGCACTACTGGAATTCTGACGGCGGAAATTACGTTTCGCCCATACATGAAGCCGCTGCTCATCCTTTCAGTGCGTTTACGCTGGAGCTGGCTTACTAAGAAGTGTATCCGGATCACCCCTGTAATTGGCAAGCAGGCGTAAATATAAAGTTCTGCAAATGGTGCCATAAAAGCGCCATTGACAGAGTTTTATGTAAGTTTAAAGCGTGGGTGGTGTCGCCATTCCCCGGTGATATATCCAAACAACCAGCAGGAAATTCTGAAATGGCTAAAAGTTTGATTAATCACTACGTCGTGAATATCTATCCGGTGTCAGATGGCTCGCAATCCCTCTGTATTTCCATTACCACCCCCGTTAAGCCGATAATTGAAGATGGGTTCATTCATTGTCACTTTGACGACGATGGAGTGGATAAGCGAGAGGGATTCAACCTCAAAGGAATTTCTCGTTACACCATCGTTACAGTAATGGCGGAATAGATAAATGGCAAAGCTCACCGACAAACAAGAGCTGTTTGCCCGTGAGTACCTGAAAGATTTAAACGCCACTCAGGCGGCTATCAGGGCGGGCTATAGCGAAAAGACCGCCCGCTCCCAGGCTAATCGCCTATTGACAAATGTTGACATCGAAAATCGCATAGCTGAGCTGAAGGCTGTTCGCAATGAAGCCGTTGGCATAGATGCATCCTACGTACTGAAGCGCCTGGTCGAGATAGACCAGATGGATGTGCTCGACATCATGACTGATGACATGAGTCTGAAGCCGGTCTCAGAATGGCCTGCGTCATGGCGGCGCTATCTCAGTGGGTTTGACCTTGCAGAGATGTTCGAAGGCCGTGGTGATGACCGTGAAATGGTCGGCATCCTGAAGAAGATAAAGTGGCCTGACAAGGTGAAAAACCTTGAATTGCTAGGCAAGCACGTCGATGTTCAGGCATTCAAAGAAAACGTGAAGACAGAGCAGACCGGCACATTGCAGGTTGTCAGCTATTCACCTGGCGACTACGCAGCAGCTCAAAAGGCGCTTGAGGAAAAACTAACCGACCTGGACTAAGCCTATGAGCGGAATTATCGAATGGGATGACCTGTCATTCCCGGAACGCGTGATCATCCGTTCGAAGTCCACGAAGTCATTCCTGAACTTCACCCGGATATGGTTCGAGCTGATTCAGGGCGACCGGTTGCTGGTTAACTGGCATCACCGCCTGATGGCTTCGAAAATTGATGATCTGCTTGCCGGGCGGCTTGTCCCGCGAAACCTGATTATCAACATCCCGCCCGGCGGTACGAAAACAGAGTTCTTCTCCATCCACTTTCCGGCGTATGTCAACGCACTGGTGCAGGAGAAGCGGCTTAAACGCTTTCGCAACCTGAATATCTCTTTTGCTGACACGCTGGTAAAGCGTAACAGCCGGCGCACCCGCGACATTATCGCCAGCCGCGAATACCAGGAGTTCTGGCCCTGCTCGTTTGGTGTCAACCAGGCGGAAGAGTGGGAGATAAAGGACGAGCGAGGGCGCTCAATAGGGCAGACGGTATCGCGCTCAAGCAACGGGCAGATCACCGGTGGTCGTGGTGGCTACTACGGCCCTGAGTTCTCCGGCATGGTGATGCTGGACGACTACAACAAGCCCGTGGACATGCTCAGCGAGTCCCGGCGTAAAAGCGCGAATACGCTGCTGGTAAACACCATTCGCTCACGCCGCGGCGATAAGTCGAAAGAACACCCGACGCCATTTGTAAGCATCCAGCAGCGCCTGCACACCGACGACGCAACGGGATTCATGCTTGCCGGCGGAATGGGCGTGCAGTTTCACCATGTCGCCATACCGGCCATGATCGACGAGAAGTACATCCAGTCGCTCGATGAGCCATGGCGTTCGCTTTGCTGGGAAACGGTCAAAGATACCGATTCTGTGGTCGTTGGTGGCGTTCGCTACTGGTCATACTGGCCGCAGATGGAAGACGTTAACGACCTCATGCAGTTGTGGGAAAAGGATCGCTATACCTTCCTGTCGCAATACCAGCAAAACCCGATGGCGCTGACTGGCGGGATCATCGACACCAGCTGGTTCAGAACGTATACCACTCTGCCGAAGCTTACGCACCGCGCCGTGTACGTCGATACGAACAGCGGAAAGGTAGAGGACTGGCTGGATTACACCGTTTTCACGCTGGTAGGCATGGGTGTCGATGGCAACCTGTACATCATCGATGTTGTTCGTGGTCGCTGGGACCCGGAAGACCTGCTGAAGAAAGCAGAGGAAGTCTGGGAGAAGTGGCGGATGGCGGGGACGATGCGAATCATGCCAATGCGCCACATGGCAATCGAAGAGAAGCAGGCCGGGCAGGGACTTATCACTACGTTGAAAAAGCGAAGCACCACTCCCGGCCAGATAGCCATACCTGTTAAAGAAATTCCCCGCGGTACTGGTCAGAACAAGTTGGTTCGATGCCTTAACGTTATCCCGCAAATCAAAACCGGGAAAGTGTTTGTCCCTGCAACGCACACTGACGACGGCCAGAAGCTTTCCAGCGTCTTTTACGAAGACGGAACGATCGCAGGCACAACGGAGTGGGTGCTGACAGCGATGACGGAATGCGCTGCTTTCTCCGCTGATGACAGTCACGACAACGACGACATCCTCGATACCTGGATGGACGCAATCGACGACAACCTGATTTCCGGCCCGCAGCCGATGGTTATCGACCAGAATCAACTCAGGAGAATTTAAGTGTGGTGGTTTAAAAAGAAAGAAGTCGCCGCGCCTGAGCCGGCAAAAGATCCTGAAGCAGCGAAGGTCGGGATCAGGCCAGAGGCCGTGGCCGAAGTCCGCGCATCACCGAAAAGAGAGTTTCAGCGCTACGAGCCGCCGAAAGGGGTCATCCCCGAGGCTATCAAAAGCGCCATTCTGGCAATGGACTCCACGCCTTACGATGCTCTCAATGCTGCATATGGCGGTTACGGCTACGGCGACTTTGATAGCTTCCCCGGATACCCGTACCTGGCCACGCTGGCGCAAAAGCCTGAATATCGCAAGATGGTTGGCACCATCGCGGAAGAAATGACCCGCAAATGGATAAAGCTCAAAACTGTCGGCGATGAAGACAAGGCGGATCGGGTAAAACAGCTCGAAGAGGCCATGAAGCGGTTTAAGGTGCGCGAGCGCTTTAAAGAAGCCGCAGAGCATGACGGCTACTTCGGCGGCGGCCAGATTTACATCGACGTTCGTTCACCGCGGGGAATCTCTGCATGGATGGACGACAACGAGCTGCAATCGAAGCTCTTCATGAGCGACAAGAAAATCACGAAAGGAAGTCTGCAGGGGCTCATGGTCATTGAGCCTATCTGGACCTACCCGGGGATTTATAACTCCGACAACCCGCTGAGCCCGGATTTCTACAAGCCGACACAGTGGTTTGTCATGGGCCGGACCGTACATGCAAGTAGGATGATTGATTTCGTCTCTCGGCAGGTACCTGATCTGCTGAAAGCATCGTATAACTTCCGTGGACTGTCTCTCTCGCAGATCGCCGAGCCTTACGTGAATAACTGGCTTCGTACCCGCGACAGCGTCAGCGACATGATTCACTCCTATTCGATACCGGTTTTCAGTACGGATATGAGCCAAATCCTGACAGGTGGTGCAGCGGATACCCTGATTTCTCGCCTGCAGATCATGAACCAGTGCCGAGATAACCGAGGGGCGTTCGCTGTCAATAACGATCCGAACAAACCGGAAACCGTGGAGTTTGTCAGCGCTCCTATCGCTGGCCTTGATGCCCTGCAGGCACAATCGCAGGAGCACATGTCAGCGGTTTCGAGCATCCCGCTCGTCAAACTGCTGGGCATTACTCCAAATGGCCTTAACGCAACGTCTGACGGCGAAATCCGCGTTTTCTACGACTACATTCACGCCCTGCAGCAGTCTGTTTTTAAAGACAACCTGAAGCGCGTGATGGACATCATTCAGCTCTCTGAGTTCGGCGACATTGACGATGGAATAACCTTCGACTTTGAGCCGCTGTACGAAATGAGCGCTAAAGAGCGGGCGGAAATTCGCAAAGTAGACGCTGACACGGACGCTGTCTATGTGGCCGCCAGCGTGCTCTCTGGCAACGAAGTCCGCGAAAAAATTGCCGGTGACCCGGATTCGCCCTATCACTCTCTGGACCTGAATGATGACCTCGAAATCGAAGACGACTACGACGAAGAGGAAGAAGCAGACCCTGACGATAAGGGCGGTTCATCCTAACGCTGGCGTCGAAGCATGGTACCGCCGACAGCTTGATAAGCAGGTGCAGGAAATGCAGGCATCTGTTGTCTACTGGCTGTCGGCAAACTATCGGGCCAGCGGCGCGGCTGTCGCCATGGATGCATCACCTGCAGTGATGATGCGTAATGCCATGCAGAAACTGGCTAAGCGCTGGAAGCGGCGGTTTGATGACATGGCGCAAAAGCTGGCCGACAGGTTCGCTAACGACGCCATGAAAAACGCGGATGCGTCACTGACCACAGCCTTTAAAGATGCGGGGTTTACTGTCGAGTTCAAGATGACCTCGCAGATGAATAACGCTCTTCAGGCGACCATCGCCGAGAACGTCGGCCTTATCCGATCCATCCCCGAGAAGTATTTCACCCAGGTTGAGGGGCTGGTTATGCGGTCGGTAGCGCGTGGACGCGACTTGTCCTATCTCACCGATGAACTCCAGAAGCGATACGGGATTACCCGGCGCCGTGCGGCGTTCATTGCCCGAGATCAGAACAACAAGGCCACCTCAGTCGTTCAGTCTGCTCGACAGCAGGCGCTCGGCATTACCCAGGGAATATGGAAGCACTCCCATGCAGGAAAAAAGCCTCGCCAGTCCCATGTGAAAGCTAATGGCAAGCTGTTCAATCTCTCAGAAGGGATGATCATCGATGGCGAGCACATCATGCCAGGCGAGTTACCAAATTGTCGTTGCACCTGGGAGGCAGTCATTCCAGGTCTGAAAACATAGAGGCTCAACCATGACGAAGCACGCGCGTGAATTTAATTACGGATATGGCGTCAGCAAGATCGTTTCTATAGAACTGTCCTCCACTGGAGCTGCGGTAGGATTGTCCGCTGATGGTGGTGAAAAAATCCAGGTTTGGATGGATATCAAGTCATTTTTCGACCTCAAGCCCGTTCCCGGCAAGTGGCTGGTAGATGGTTACGGCGGTGAGCGTTTCGTTGTCGATGATGCCGGGCTATCAAAATTGGGCGAAGAAGTGCTCGATGAAGAGGGTTGACCAGAAAAGTAAGAATGACATCAGGTCGCCATGGCGGCCTTTTTTATTGCCATAAGCGGGGAAGTCTATGGACGAACTCGAATCCTACTCGCTAGCCGAGGATGAGGATAAGTGGATAACCATAAATGGTTCCCACGTCAAAATTGATGAAAATGGAGATGTTGTTGCTGGCGCTGAAGGGAAGATTAATAGTAATAAAAATGAAAAGAAATCAGCCGGGGAAAAACTATCAGCCAATGAAAAGTCAGCCATTTCCAGTTACTCAGGTGACAATTTCTTAAAAATAAACTCAGATCTTCGTAAAGGTAAAGATGAAGACCCTGATGTGGCACGCATTGACTCCGCCATTGGCAAGGGAAGTTTAGAAGGTGGAACGCGGCTTTGTTGA